CAGATTAAATCTGATACTAAGAAACAAAGTTACCTAGATATAGCATTCCCGAGGGGTTGTAATGGACTTGAGAAGTACAGGAGTTATTCCCAGATTTATAAGAAGGGTACACCTATTGCTGTCCGAGGTGCATTATTGTATAATCACTACCTTAAGCACAATAAGATTACTAATCGATTTCCTCTTATCCAAGAAGGAGAAAAAATCAAATTCATCTACCTGAAGACTCCCAATCCTATTGGTGAGAATATCATCTCATTCTTTAACACGCTTCCTAAAGAATTTGATCTGGAAAAATACATTGACCACAACCTACAGTTTGAGAAGTCTTTCCTCGAACCACTCAAGTCTGTGCTAGAATGTATTGGTTGGAAGCATGAACGCACTGGTTCACTAAGTAGTTTCTTTTATTAAATATTATGAGTTTTCTTAACAATGTTATCAAGGAGTTAGACAATGAATTTGCGTCAATCGTTGATGAAGGCATCGCCGCTGGGGATTGTAATTCGTATGTGGACACTGGTTCTTATATTCTCAACGCTCTATGTAGCGGGAGCATTTTTGGTGGTCTCCCACAAAATAAAGTCACTGCCCTCGCAGGCGAATCCAGCACAGGTAAAACCTTCTTCGCTCTCTCAATCGTAAAGAACTTTCTTGAGCAGAACCCTGAAGGTCAGGTCATTTACTTTGAGTCTGAGTCTGCTATCTCTAAAGATATGATGGCAACTCGCAACATCGATGTGAAGCGTGTCGGACTTGTTCCTGTCACTACAGTCCAAGAGTTTCGTACACAGAGCATCAAGGTTGTTGATGAGTACATGAAACTCAAGAAGGATGACCGCCCACCGCTCCTGTTTGTGCTAGACTCTTTGGGTATGCTCTCCACCTCTAAGGAGGTTCAGGATGCTTCTGATGGCAAGGAAACCCGTGATATGACCCGTGCTCAGGTGATTAAATCCATCTTCAGGATTCTCTCACTTAAACTGGGTCAGGCAGGTATTCCTTTGATTGTCACCAACCACACTTATGAAGTTGTGGGTGCTTATGTTCCCACCAAGGAAATGGGTGGTGGTACTGGTCTGAAGTATGCTGCTTCTAGCATCCTGTTCCTTTCCAAAAAGAAGGAGAAGGATGGCACAGAGCAGGTCGGCAACATTATTAAGGTGAAGGCACAGAAGTCTCGCTTTACTAAAGAAAACTCTGATGTAGAAACAAGGTTGTATTTTGATGAACGAGGTCTTGACAAGTACTACGGACTACTGGAACTGGGTGAGAAGCACGGAGTCTTTGAGCGTGTGGGCAATCGCGTTAAAACTGATTCTGGTAATGTATATCCTTCAGTTATTTACAAGGATCCTGAGAAGTATTTCACTCCAGAAATCCTCCAAGCACTCGATGAGTGTGCCCGAAAAGAATTCTGCTATGGATCTTGATGGAAGTAATTGAAAGTACAATTCTGAAGAATCTCGTTAGTAACGAGGTTTATATGCGTAAGGTCATCCCCTACATCAAGGGGGAATACTTTACGCAGTATTCTGACAAGGTGCTTTTCGATATTATCAACGATTTTGTCGTTTCGTATGGTCAACCACCAACGAAAGAAGTTCTGAGTATCGAAGTTGATAATCGAAAAGATCTTAACGAGGATTCTTATAAAGAGTTACAACTGAAGATTCATGACATTCAAAATACTGAGGTTGATTTTCAGTGGATCTTAGATACCACTGAGAAATGGTGTAAGCAACGGGCAGTTTACTTGGCACTACTTGAGAGTGTCAAGATTGCTGATGGTAAAGATTCCAAGCGCACCGAAGATGCTATTCCATCAATCCTTCAGGAAGCACTCGCTGTTTCCTTTGATGAGCATATCGGTCACGACTACATAGAAGATTATGAAAGTCGTTTCGAATTCTATCACCGCAATGAAAGTAAAATACCATTTGATCTTTCACTCTTTAACAAGATTACGAAAGGTGGTATCCCCAACAAAACTCTTAATGTCGCACTCGCTGGTACTGGTGTGGGCAAATCTTTGTTTATGTGCCATGTTGCTGCTGCCTCGCTCCTCCAGGGTAAGAATGTCCTCTACATCACACTGGAAATGGCGGAGGAGAAGATCGCGGAGCGAATTGATGCGAATCTTCTCAATGTAAACATCAAAGATATTGAGGAGCTTCCCGAGCAACTCTTTACTTCAAAGGTCACCCGACTCGCACAGAAGACTCATGGTAAACTTATTATTAAAGAATATCCAACAGCATCTGCTCACTCTGGACACTTTAAAGCACTTCTCAATGATCTATCGCTTAAGAAGAGTTTTAAACCCGATATCATCTTCATCGATTACCTCAACATCTGTGCTTCGTCTAGATATAAAGGAGCACTTGTAAACTCGTACACTTATGTCAAAGCGATTGCGGAAGAACTTAGAGGTCTTGCTGTTGAGTTTGATCTCCCTATCATTAGCGCCACTCAGACTACTCGCTCTGGTTATGGCAGCACTGATATTGATCTTACAGATACCTCTGAGTCTTTTGGACTACCTGCTACTGCGGACCTCATGTTTGCTCTTATCAGTACAGAAGAACTTGAAGGTATCAACCAAATCATGGTCAAGCAACTCAAAAACAGATACAACGATCTGAACATGTTCAAAAGGTTTGTCGTGGGTATTGACAGGGCGAAGATGAGGTTGTATGATGTAGAGGACTCTGCCCAAACTGACATTGTTGATTCTGGGCAGGAATATGACTTTGAGGAAATCGCCAAATCTCAGAGTAAATCATCAAAGGCGAAGTTAACTGAATTTAAATTTTAATCTATGACTATTGATCTGAACAAGTATGTCGAGTTCGTTGATACCACTACCTCTGCTCCAAGCAAAGAGTATGATAGTTTTGTTGGGCGCATTGCGGAACTTAACAGTCAGGGATTTCCTACCGAGCGATTGCTTACTGCTGCTGTAGGCATGTCTGCTGAGGCAGGTGAGTTTACTGAGATTGTGAAGAAGATTGTTTTCCAAGGCAAACCTGTGAATGAGGATAATCTGTTCCATCTTAAGCGTGAACTCGGTGACATCATGTGGTATGTTTCTCAAGCATGTATCGGTCTTGATATTTCTCTTGAGGAAGTTATTCAAATGAACTTTGAGAAACTGAGTGCTCGTTACCCCGAAGGATCGTTCAGCATTGAGCGTTCTGAAAACCGTGTAGCAAACGATATCTAATAAATACCCCCATAAGGGGGTTTTTTTATGGCTACTAAAGGTATAGATAAATGGAAAAAGTATTTCCAAAACCAAGAAGTAGAAACTTATATTAAAGCAAATAGTTCAAATACAAGAAATAAAAATTATTTACATACTCAAAATAATGCTGGCGATCTGGTACGAGCAAAAAGACTAGAGCACGGACATCCAGTTACAATTTTCCAGAGAGACATATATCATGAATCTGGAACCTTCAAGAATATGATTTCAGTTGATGCTGGAAATGAAGGAACTGGGTGGGTACATATTGATTGCCTTGATAAGGTGAAGGATGGTAGAGCAACATTCCAGATTGAATCTACAAAGTTAATTAATTTGGGTGACGATATTATTGTTCCAATGTTGAATGAACAAGAAAATGTTCCGTGTAAAAAATTTACTTCAGCGGAACAACTGGCAAAATCAATCTTACATGGATTAGAAAATGAACCATCAGTTCCAGAATACATCACCGAACAAGTAGCACAGTTTTTTTATGATGATGTAGATGATACTGGAACTTTAACTGGAGATGCTCAGTTTGTATGGAATGCTGGTGTATCAGATAAAGAAAAAAATCAATTAGGAGTTTATCTTGGAGAACTTTTGATTGGTTACATGATTCTTCTTAAAAAAGCAGTTTGTTTTGCTAATGCTGAAATCGTAGCATACCCCGTAGAATACTTCGCTGTTCCTAAAGACCCATCATTTCCTGGTATTGATTCTTTCATTCAGTATAAAAATGAAAGCAATAATCCAAACGCTGGAAAATACTTGATTTCTTCTAAGGCAGGTAAGAAGGGAGCATCCCCATCTGTGTGGAGTAATATAATGCCACATATGAAACAAAATCCTGGATCGTTAGGTAATTCTCCTACTTTAAGAAAGTTACAACAAATTTGTAAAGATGTTGATGGTGGTACTATCAATGGTAAAAGGTCTATGAGGTATGTTTATCGTTATGGGGTGAAGGAAATTCTGGGATTCAATGTGGGACCTACTACATCAGATAGATCTCAAAATCCAACCATAAATCCAGATGATTTATTCAATCAATTAAAATCTGGGTGTTTAACTAATCCTGTGTATGGTAAGGTTATTAGAAGAGCATTACAAATTCAAACATCTTTAAGTTCATCAAATTTTAAAGAAGCAAGTAGTTCTTCTGTTACTAGTTCGCTTAAAAAATGTGGTTCTGGAATGACTGCTTTCTTTTCTAGATATATTTCCGATCAATTAAATACTGATGAAAACTCAAAATCTAGAATGAGGAATGCTGTGGCAGGAAAAAAAATGTATCAAGCTTACCTAGATACTAGTAAATTTAGAAAAGGTCAGATATTTTTCAGTACTAAAAAAGTTACTACAGCAGAATTAGAGTTTACTGGTGGTAAATCTGCTACTGACCTTATAACCGCAAGCCAAGGTACAGTTAATTACACTCTTAAATTTTCCAACTAATGGCAAACATAGTTAAACTAAAACACTTAGAGCATTTAGAAGATGAAGTTCTGAACTATGGTTCGGAAGGATGTTTTGCGGTGGTTAGTTTTCTTACCGAACTTAAAAAAATGATCGGTCAGAAATCTACTGGAGGGTTTCTTCAGACTAAATGGGATGGTGCTCCTTCAGTAGTATGTGGCAGAGATCCACTGACCAATTTATTTTTTGTAGGAACTAAATCTGTTTTCAACATAAAAGATCCTAAGATTTGTTATACTCCTGGTGATGTTGATAGCATGTATGAAGGAGAATTAAATAGAAAACTCAAAGATTGTCTGGAATATTTTTCTGAATTAGATATTGATGGTGTAATTCAGGGAGATCTTCTCTTCACAACAGATAAAAGAATTGAAAGAATTGATGGTGAAGAACTGATTGTATTCAGACCAAACACTATCACATACGGAATACCAACTAGTCATCCCATCGGTCAAAAAATTAAACGAGCAAAGATCGGTGTAGTATTTCATACTCACTATGCTGGTGGACCAGATCTTGCTAATATGTCTGCGAGACCCAGAGTTGATATTTCTAAATTCAAACAGAAAGATGATGTTGCTGTGATCTCTAATGATACACAAGTACAGCAAGTTTCTTTTAGTCAAACAGAAGGACTAGTATTTAATAGATATATTCAAAAAATAAATCGGATGTGTGAAATATCCTCGCAGTTTCATGACTACCTTGTAGAGAACTCTGGAACTACTGGCGACGCAAAATTTTTCGTTGGTTCTTATTTAAAACCATTCTTCAATGCTGAAATCAAAGCAGCAAGAACTATTACTAATGTTGATGCCACTCTGAAATCTTTCGCACAGTTTTATAAAGCGAAGATGGATAAGGAAATTAATTCTGTAAAAACTCCTGCCGCTCAGACTAAGAAAAGAGATTTCTTGTATACAGGTATTAAATACTTAGAAGATCATCAAAATGAATTCAAAGCATTCGTTGCCCTTTATAAAACTATTCAGGAAGCAAAGTTATTCATCATTCAAAAACTTGATAGTCTGGAGCAGTTCAGAACATTCGTAGAGATTGATGGTGGATATAAGGTAACAACTCCTGAAGGTTATGTTCTCCATCAAGATGGAGATATGGTGAAATTAGTTAATCGCATTGA